AAAAAACAACTTAAAGATGATAAATCAATTGTAATAAGAACAGAAAAAATGGACAGTTCTGAAAAATATGGACGCATTCTTGGATGGCTATATGTAAATGGAGAATCAGAATCAATCAATAATAGAATGATTAATGATGGCTATGCTTGGGGATATCTTGGTGAAACTAAAATAAAAGATTTTGCAGCACTAGCAGCACAAAGAGCAAAGTCTGGCAAATGAAAAATATTTATTATTTTACTGCTGATTGGTGTGCACCATGCAAAAGAACTAAGCCAATTGTTGAAGAGTTAAGGCGTGAACAAACAAAAGTAGGATTTCAAATTATAGATGCTGATTTTGAGCTTGATTTAGTAAAAATGTTTAATATACAATCAATTCCTACTTTTATTTTACTTCAAGACGGTATTGAAATTAAAAGAGAAATCGGTGGCAAAACAAAAGAGCAATTGTTGGAGCTAATAAATTATGAAAAAACTATTCAAGAGGATCTTTAATCCAGATGGAAAAAATATTATGAATAATGAAGAAAATGCAATGGAAAAATTAATATTAAATGGGGCACTAGAGTTTGCTGGTATTGACTCAAAAACTGGAGAAATGTTATATTCATTTACTCCAAAGGTAAAAGAAGTATCGCCAGAACTATATAAGGCACACATAGATCATGTAAACAAGGAAATATTAAAGCTTTGGGAGCATGGTTTTGTTAATATAAACTTTTTAGAAGATAACCCTCAAGTTACTTTAACAGCAAAAGCATTTGATGAGAAAGTTTTAAGCAATACCCCATCAGAAATGGTATGGGGCCTTGAAGAGGTAAAGCGTCTAATTACAGGACGAAATCTTTGATATAATGGCAGTATGCCATATCATGTAGGTGCTAAAGGTTCATACGGTTGTTCAGGCTACCCAGCCGTAAAAGACGACGGCACAGTAATGGGTTGCCACAAAACAAGAGGTGCTGCTGCACGTCAAATTTACGCTATAAATATTAGCGAAGGAAACATTGGTAAAGCAATGGTAAAAGAAGGCGACATGGTAATGGCGCCAAATGATGATGAAGTTTATGTTGGTCGTATTGTTCATGTAATGACAGATGGAATGCTTGGCTTTCCTGGATCAGAATATGCTCTTGCTGCTTCACCAGAGGAGCCAGCAGTATTAATTCAACTTTTTGAAATGGAAGAAGGTGGATTAGAAGAGACAGAATATTTTATTGGTAAGAAAGCATCTGAAGTTATGGCTATGCCGTCTCTTGAATCAAATATTGGTATGGATAAAATGATAGAAGACGTAAAAGAAAATATTATAAGCAAGAGCTATTATTCAGATAATGAAGAAGAAGACAAATGGGATAATATGGAAAAAGCATGTTGGGTTGGATATGAACAACAAGGTATGAAAGAAAAAAATGGTCGTATGGTTCCAAACTGTGTCCCTGTTAAAAAATCAGAAGAAATTGATAAAGCAAAAAAACCTAATTATGACGAGTTTATAAAACCAAGAAGCGGTGGAAGTGAACCATCAAATGCTCGTTTATATGCACAAATTATTCGTGAAGCAAAAGATAAGTTTGACGTATATCCATCTGCAGTAGCTAATTCTTGGGTAGTTCAAGAGTATAAGCGTCGTGGTGGAACCTATAAATCAGAATCTAAAAAATCCATAGGACAATGGTCTGGATCAATTCTTGATCCCAATACCTTTGAAAAATAATGTCATCATCTGGATCTTATAAAAGACACGACGGATTTAATCCAATCCAAATAAAAAATGGAATGGTTGTTCGTCTTCGTAAAGATGGAACTATAAAAGCTGTTTTAGGAAAATACGGGGAGTATAGTAAAAATGACAAATAGAATGAAAATTGTACAGCCATCAGATATTCATAAGGCTGAAACATATATACCAACTTCTGGAATGAAATCAGCAGCACGTCGTGCCCTTCGTTGGAAAGAAGAGGGTAAGGCAAAAGGTGCTGGAACTCCAGTTGGTTGGGGTCGTGCAACAGATATTGTTGCTGGTCGTGGTTTATCATTAGATACAGTTAAAAGAATGTACTCTTTCTTTTCACGTCATGAAGTTGACAAAAAGGGTAAAGACTTCTATAATACTAGTAACCCTTCAAATGGTCGCATTATGTGGGATGCATGGGGAGGAGATGCTGGATTTTCTTGGAGTCGCTCTATTGTAGAGCGTGAAAAAAAGAAGGCTGAAAAAGTTTGGCAAGGTAGCGCATTTAGCACTAAGTAGCATTGGGGGTAGCACATGGATAATTTAAGTACTGATGAATTAATTCAAATTATTGCATATTATAAACAAAAAATATCAGATGCAGAATTAGATCTGTTAAAAATGCAATTAAAAGTAAACCAATTAAATTCACAGCTTTTAGAGGCTTCTGAAAAAAATAATAAAAAAACTAAATAAAAATGGAATATTTTATAGTTATTGTCTTGACATCTGCAATGTCTTTGGCTATAATTAAAGTATTGAATAAATTAAGGACAAATGCTTTAAATAGTAAATATACACAAAGCTATATTTATGAAATGATTAAAGATGTTATTCCTAAAAATACGTTCAATAAAGGTAAAATAGTTACACAATCACAAAAACATATTCAAAAAAATATGTTAAAGGTTGTAATAACTGATGGTATGGCGTACTGGATGGTAGATAATATTATCTACACTGCAAGTGCTACTAATGGCAGAATAGATGAGTCATCTGCCAAACAAGTAGATATAGATAGTATGTCAAAAGAAGATGTTTTTAAAATGTTATCAATAATTGATGACCTTAAAAAAGGAAATGATTTAAATGATAGTGGCAGTACAGGGGACAAAAGAGTTTAATGATTATAACATTTTTTTAAGATCTATGAGTGTTGCTCTATCAGAGATGAAAAAAGATGATAATGATTTTATTATTTATTCTGCTGGACCAGTACGAGTAAATAACTTTGTTTCTGAATTTTCCAATCTTTCTGAAAGAGGGATGAAAGCTAGAGGTAAAAAAATTAAATTTTATCTTGCAGCGCCTTCTTGGATTAGTGAAAATATAAGTGTTGTAAATTATTTTATTTTTTTAAGCAAGCCTAATGAAAAAAAATCTAGGTTAGTTTTTGATGCTGAAAACAATAATATTGAAGTGGGAATTTTTAGGTACTAGGAGAATTTATGATTATTAAAAGTTTAAATACAATGGAAAAAATTGTTAATAAAAATAAAAATTTAATTTGGCGTGGTTGGGACGTAATTGATTTAAAAGAGTCTAATGTAGCAAAAACATCTCCCCAAGGTATTAGAATTAACAACAAGTGGTATTTGCATAAAATATATAAACCTAATCGTAATGGCTGGGATATACCTAATAAGTATAGGGATTAAATTTGAAACAGCATCTGTGGAAAGATCAAGCCTTATGCTTAGGATTTGATACTAATATTTTTTTTGATACTTATGAAGAAAATTTGGAATCAAGAAATAAAGTTGATAAAACTTGTTCATTATGTCCAGTTAAAAAACTTTGTTTTGCAAATGGTATTAGTGGAAAAGAATGGGGAGTTTGGGGTGGCATTTATTTAGAAAATGGAGAAATTTCTAAAGAATTTAATAATCATAAAACAAAAAAAGACTGGTCTAATTCCTGGCAAAGTTTAACAATGGAGCAATAATGTATACAGATAAAATGAAAATGGCATTTCATTCTATTACCCCACCTAAAAATTTTTCTATAAATATTATTGACAATGATACCTTTCTTACGATAAAATTAAATGAAAGATCATTTATAAATATGACACATGATCAAAAGATTGATGCAATAAAATATGTATCAATTGTTAAAAAAGCTTTAGAAATGGAAGGCGCAATTGTGTTGGTAACTAGAGAGATATTAAAATGATTAAATATATTATATGTAAAATAAAAAAACATAAATTTATAGATGCTGGTAGTTGTCCATTTACTGGTAAAAGTTATAATGCCTGTGTTAAATGTGGAAAGATGATAGCAAAATAATGCAAACATTTTTAACGTCAACCAATAGTTTAAATTGTGCAATGAGTCTTGATAATAAAAGATTAAATAAACAAATTTTAGAAGGATATCAGATCCTTAATGTTTTATCTGGTAGATCAAAAGGTGGCGGATGGCGTAACCATCCTGCTGTTTTGATGTGGAAAGATTACGAACATGGCTTATGGCAATATATTGAAAGCATGGTTGGTGTTGCTAGTATGCGTGGTATTAAAACAGAAAACAATGTAAATAATCTTAATGCTTTGTATGCACAATGTTCTGTTGACTGGGGTAATAAGCATCCAGCATTTTGGCGGGATGAGCATAAAGTAATGCGTATCATTACTACTCATCGTGCCAACCTATTCAAGAAAGATCCTTTATATTATACAAAATATCAATATGCGGTAGATAGTCCATATAATACTCCATGCTGCCCAGACAAAAAAGAACCATGTAAATATTATTGGCCTACTCATGAATTAATGAAGGGTGTACAATAATAGATATGGAGATTTGGTTTTTAATATTTTTTGCCACAATGTCATTATCTTTTGGAATAGCATATTTATCGGTTTTAAATAAACTTAAAAAAACAGAATCTGTATTATCTGATTTTATTATTAAAAATAAAATACTTGAAGAAGCCAATACTAAGCTAAAAGAATCTACGTTATCATCAGATGAATTTGTTCATAAAGAAAATTTTATTAAGTTTTTGTCAGACTCTAGAGACTGGGCATTTGATTATATTGAATCATCACAAAAAACAATAAAAGAGGTTTCTGAAGAGCTAAATAAGAATGGATTAAATCAATATTCTGACAAACTATTGGCACTTCTTCCAGATATAAAGGAAAACAAATGAAAGAAATAGCTTTATCAGTTTTAACAGGTTTTGGATGTGGCGTAGTATTTGCTGCATTCAAGTTGCCAGTACCAGCACCACCAGTATTCGCAGGAGTTGCGGGTATTATTGGGCTATGGGCTGGCTATGCTATACTAATAAAAGTTCTATCCTAGGAGGTCACAATGACAGAGAAAGAACTAAAAGCAATGCTTGCATCTTACGGACGTTCCGTTATTGGTGCAGCTGCAGCACTATATGCAGCAGGAGTTACAGATCCAAAAGATCTATGGGCAGCACTTTTGGGTGCTATCATTCCAGTAGCATCTCGTGCACTAAATCCAAACGATCCAGCATTTGGTCGTTTGCCAGCAGCTAAGGCCGTAGATACAGCTCTAAAGGCTGCTAAGGCACCTGCAAAGAAAGCTGCTAAGAAAAAGTAAGCAGTTTATGAAAGGGGGGCGATTACTTAAAATAATCGTCCCCTTTATTTTATGGTGAAATATGGATTTTGTTTATATTTGCAAAGAAGGACAAAACGAAGAGTTAAAATACTCAATAAGATCTGTTATTGAGAGTTTTCCTGATGCAAAAATATGGGTAGTTGGCGGTAAGCCAGATTGGTATGTAGGAAATTATATTGAGGTTCATCAGGTGCATACCAAATATAAAAATGCTTATGAAAATTTGAATAAAATATGTTTATCTTCAGAAATATCTAAACAATTTATTTTAATGAACGATGATTTTTATATTATAAAAAAATTAGAAAATATAGAAAACCATCATGGTGGATCTTTATTAAAAAAAATTAACTTATATCAAAAAATTAATGGCAATTCTAATTATACTAGAAAGCTTGCAGCAACCTATAAAAAACTAACATCTATTGGAATTGATAATCCATTAGACTATGAATTGCATGTTCCTATGATCATGGAAAAAGAAAAGCTAAAAGAAGTATTAAAGTATAAAGATCAATTTCTATGGAGATCAATGTATGGTAATATTTTTAAAGTTGGTGGGAAAGAAATGGAAGATGTAAAAGTCTATACAAAAGGACCTTTAGTTTTAAAATCGTATAATTTAAATATTGATAAGCATATTTATTTATCTAGCGCAGATAGCTCTTTTCAAATTATTTGGGATAAAATATTAAAAGTTCAGTTTAAACAAAAAACTAAATTTGAGAGATAATATCTAAATATTTTTGTTTTAAGATATCTGGAGAAAAATTATTATATCCTATTTCAAAAGCTTTTTCTTTATTGTTAGTTTTGTTTTCTGTTGCCATATAAGTATCAATAGCATCAGCTAAAGCTTTTGGATGAGCTTCAAATAAATCCATTCTAACTTTAGTTCTTATTGTGCCAATAGAATCTGCTCTAACTAACCACTCCTGTGGCAAAATAAAATTGTTGGGAGATATATTTGTCATAAAAACTGGAAGGGCGCTTAATAAAGCTTCATTCATTGGTAAACATAAACCAGCATATCGTCTAGGCAAAACCATAGCGTCAAATCCATTATACATATCTTCTCTATTTTCTGGATTACCAATTTCTATTTTTAACCTTGAATCTTTTATATTAGTTTCTATTTCACTTTGGCTTTTAATAACAAGTTCATAATCTGCTTTTGAATATTGCAACATATCAATTACTGTGTTAGTGCCGTTTCTATCTTTAGATGCTTTTTTACCACCAATATGTAAAATTCTATTATGTGATTTTGATATATTATTTTGTTTTACTTTATTAAATAAAAGTGGATCTGTGGGTGGTGGCAAATGAATTAATTTGGTTTTTTTACCAAACATATTGTCAATTACATCTATATTCCATTTACTTGGGGCTAGAAGTACTGTTGGTAGAGGAAGATTAGGATTTGCTAAATGACCAAATAATTCATAGTTATACTGAAGAATTGTTTTTACTCCATATTTATTAGCATATTTAATAAAGTTTTGATCATAAAATGTTTCACAACTAAACACTACATCAATATCTTTTAAAAACATTTTTATTTGCTGTAATGATGGAAATCCAGATGTTTTAATAATATTGTATCCATCGTACCATTCTGGATGCTGTTTATTTTTATTGAACGGGGTAGAGTCAATTAACATAATCTTATCTGGATTAAGCATATTAACTAACTCTCTAGTTTGATTACCCAATCCAGTATTATCAGATCTAGCTATTATTCCTAGTCTCATTCTACATACC